TATGAACAATAGGCGAGGAAGGTACACGCACTGAAAGTATGTAGGGTTTTTCCCCAATTACCTGGTTTATAGCAGGCTGAGCTGTCACATACTACTGAAGGCTCACAAATCACAGGTTCGAATCCTGTATTGTTCACTATTAAATCAATTTTTAACCTTTTAAACATTATTCAAATGACACCAAATACTAAATGTGAGAGATATACTATTCGTATCATCATGGGTGCAATAGCTCTAGGAGTTATTACAATTATTATAAGTATTATTGCCTTTTTAACCTTTTAAATATTGTCAAAATGACTGAAATAAATAAGCATGTTAATAGAATAATGGCTGGGATGGCCATTGTGTCTATATTTACAATTTCTGTATGTATTATTTGGTTTGTTGTGGGTTTGTATATGGATGAGCCTACATTTATTAGCACAATACTATTATTAATGGTTGTGTGTTATTTTATTGGCTGGTATTTTAATCGTAATAAAGAAAACGTATAAATATATAGCATTATGGAAAAGTTTGATTACATACTACCTGCTATTTTAGGTATATTTTTGTTTGTTGTTTCATTACAACTATTGCATGGTATTACATCATTTAATGATGGAACTAATTTTATGAGATTATTCTATGGTACGATAATTATGATTTTCTCATTACTATGTATATCTATCGCTATATTTGAACGTTCAAAGAAAATAAAATGATAGAGGTCAATAATGTAATGACGCCTTCTGTACTGAAACATGTCAAAGGCGTCATTATGAGTAATCAATTCCCATGGGTATATGCAGGATCAACGTACACTATGGAAGAAACAGTAGAGAATAGATCCAACTTTAATCTTGTACATGTTGCTAAGAGAGATGATGTGTATGTATCAGAATATGCACCATTGTTTGAAGCAATTATATTAGCTGGTATTGATAAAGCTGAGATGCCTGTCAATAAAATTATAAGAATAAGACTAGCTTCTATACTTGGTCAAGCAACGCATGTTATTAATCCATCACACATAGATCATCCTGATGAACATCAAGCAGGATTAATCTATCTCACCACATCAGATGCACCAACATATTTCTATAATGATAATGGAGATATTGATTTTGCATCTAAATGTAAGGAGAATAAGATGATATTATTTGATGGCATGATTAAACATTCTAGCTCTGTGCCTACTAATGTTGGTAGACGTATAGTTATTAATTTCAATTACATTTAATTTCCACTAAGTAGTTATAAATTATTCACACATTCTAAATCATCAAAAGATGAAAACATTTAACGTACCCTTAGGCCAATATTTATGTTGGTGTAAGAACTATCCATTAGTGATGCATGACTATGTTTATGCCAATAACTATGTGATGGTAAAGATTAAAATTAGCCTATTAAAACAACTATTAACAACAGGCTATAAAGTTATGAATTAGGTTAAAGGTTGAATGCATAGAGCTCTTGGACATTGTCCTTGAGCTCTTTTATTTTTTCACAGTTTAAATAAACTAAAAATGAGAAGTCAATCAAATGAGCTATTACAAATAGCAAAAGAATTACGTGATTATGTAAAATCATTAAACCTTCCAGAAGATATAAATGAAGAAGGTAAATCTGTTGGAATAAATATAAAAATTTCAAATAGAGTAAGTATGCATTATAGTCCATTGCATGATTATAGCAGTATGCATTTTTCAACATGGCCTAAAACAGTCAATGTAGGATTATTTGAACAAAATGGATACACTAATAACACTGTCACTATTAATACAGAATTAATAGATGATGTAGAATTAGAGACTATCATTTTGTTAGTTCAAGCAGATATTGCTATATTTAAGGCTGAAAAGTTAATTGAAGAAGTATCATCTACAAATTTGTAAAAATGAAATACAGTAGTGCACAACTAATATTTCCACAATACTACCCTGATCAATTAGAGAAGGGTATGTATTTTGTGACAATGGAAGGTCTCGTTCAAGAGAATCCATATGTACATATATATGAGCTTGATCATATTCCAAGAGATCAAGGTGCATATATTGAGAAGCATGGACTACCTGTCCAGCCTCATCTCATCATGAGAACAAGTAATAATCCTGATATAACACCATCAGTAGTAGCATATCCAGAGCAAATAAAACTATCTGTAGAAGAAATGAATTTCTGTTCTGCAAGAGGCTATGTTGATATACTTACATACGATGATGGAGAAACAGTATTAGAAAAGAATGGTGACATAGTCTTTTATATTGATGAAGAGTATGATGAATATGAAGACGAATAAAACTACATAGAATGTTAAAATATACATATCTAAATGCCACACAAAAGCAGAAGGTGAGAGATTTCTTTCTAGCTAAATTTAAATTTGAGCATGTTGTAGGACTAGCAGGTCCAGACATTAATCAATACATTGATAGATTGGCATCAGAGGGATGTAAACAATTTGAGATATATGAAAACGATTCTCAAACATTTATGTCTCAGGTGTTTAAAATCAATAAGCCTGTTCATATGATATATGGTGATATATTAACTGCAGATGCAGATAGAGATAATACATTGTATGATCTTGATTTTTGTAGATCTGTAAATCATTTAACACCACATATTAGGAAGTTCCAAAAGAATTTCATGATGACATTTAGCATAAGAATAAAGGGAGGGTCAGATAGCACTACAAAAATATTCTTTGATTCAAGAAATGAATCAATTATATCACGTACAGATATCACATCACCTATAGTTCATACTGAATACATCACAACTAAAGGAAAATATTTATTCACGCAATATTATGACACATCACCTATGTGTACTATTGCAAAAATCAATTAGTAAAATGGAAAAGGATTATTTTTATTCACAAACTGAGCTTGAAGAGATGATAAATGCTCTTTCAATGTCAAATGCATCAGTAGCATCATTATCACGAGAGTTTGCAGTTAGATATAATCGTGGAAAGACTGGTGTATATATGAAACTACACACTCTTAGTAAAGGTATAGTGAGACCAGTAAAAGAAAAGATTCAAAAACCTGCAAAGATTAGTGTTAAGAAAGTGTCATTGCCAAAAAACATTGGTATTGATATACCAGAAGGTACAAGTTTTGACTTTACGAATGTTAAACGTGTAATATTACAAAAGAAATCATTAACAATCTATTTTTAAACCAATTCAAAATGAGAAATAAAGTAAGAGTATATGATAGAGATTCTGGGTGCTATTGCACTGCATTATTACAAGATCTTAAAGATGATAAATTAGCTGAAATAGTTGTTGAGTTTCATAGAGACAGATCTACAAAAAAAGGAGAAACACCAAAATATGAGGTGTATGATATTAGACCAGTTAAAAAAGTTAATTTAAAATAATGGAAAACTTAGAAATCATAAGTTTATTTCCAACTCCTGTGCTCAGAGTAAGAGTGCAGGAGTATTTTCAAGATGAAATATGGAAATTGAAAAAGCTTGAGCTTGAGAATGTGTATGGTAATAATATTACCAATGATATTAATCATTTTAAATCAATAGAGTCATATTGTTTAGACTTACCAGGTATGGAGAAACTAAAAGCTTATATTGAGAAAGAAGTTAAAGATTTTTATGTACATGGCTTAGCTATTGATGGTGACATCATGATAACACAGAGTTGGGTTAATAAGAATATAAATGGTGGTGGTACACATTACCACTATCACCATAATTCTATTGTCTCAGGTGTATATTACATGGATGTACCAGACAATAGTACACTGATAAAGTTTTATAAGCCTGATGTAGATAGGTCCACAACATATAGATTAGAACCAGAGGTTAATCTTAATCTATTAGAAGGTAATCCATATGCTCAAACTAAGGCTACTATTCCTGTTGCTAATCATGAAATATTATTATTTCCTAGTTATCTACCACACTCTGTACCAGATATGGCTACAACTAAAGATAGATGGTGTTTAGCATTTAATACTGTACCAACTGTATTAGGATCAAGAAATTCATTAACTGAATTATTAATTAAACCAAATATATAATGATTAAAACTAGAGTGGGTAAACTTGTAAAGGTTAAGAACCAAGACAAGAAAAAGTCAGCTAATAATACTTATCAAGCTGTAATTTTAAATAGCAATGGACAGTATAATCCTTATCTGTTTACAGATGTAGAAATCACTGTAGCATACGAGAGAGCTCGTAAGAACACTGAAGATCAAGTGGTACGTAGTTTAGCATCTAAACTATTAGACTAGTGATATCATTAAGGTTACGAAAAAAATTAGAGATGTGGTCATGGATTGCATCTCTAGTTATAATGATTATTGTGTTTTTATTATTTATATTTGTGTATGTAACTACAGCTAGAATAGAAGGTAACTCTGAAATACATACTAGTATAATTAAACGTGAACGCTTTGGAATCATTACGCAAGAAGATATCTATATAGATAACATGGAGAAGGGTAAAAAGTATACATCACATGGTAGACTTATAGAGAAACAATGAGAGATCAAGGAAAAAAAGAATCATCAAGTGATCTATCATCTGAGATTATATTCTGGGCATGTTTAGGGGTTGTCATTATATTAATCATATTATCACTATCCAGAATTAGATAGAACTAACCTTAGATTTAAAAACTATGAAAACAATCAAATTAAAGTTGACAGTACTAGACGATAGTAACCCAGTCCTAGTAGATGATGCAAACAACGTTGTTGTAGCATCTAGTCGTATGGTATGGGTAGTTCAAAAAGGAGGCAACATAGTTAATGCACCTCCTGCTCTTCTCGCAGAACACATTGGTGAAATAGTCAATGTTCAAGCAGATAAATCAGGTAAACCTGTAATGTTAAACGATAAAGCAATTATTGTACTATGAGCACAACAAGAGGAAGAACACACGCAGACTTCTATCATCCAACACAGGATGATATATTCTGTAGTGTAGAAATTAAATGGGCGCATCATTCATCACCTGCTACATTAGAACAGCCAGGCGATGATGATATAGTTATTGAAGATGCTAAATTAATAACATATTGTGGTGAATATGTCAATAATATGGAGGTGCCTGATTGGGTAACATATGATGATATATATGACGCAATAGATCCAATGGATTATTATGGAGATTACGAGGACTAAACTACATCCAGTATTTTATGTTTTAACTTTTGCATTCACTATTTTAAGTGTAGCAATACTAAATAAAACTATTATGAAAAATGAATTGAATATTACTATTAACCAATGGGGAGTAACGATTGATAGACATTTGTCTGAAGAATATACACGTAAGAAACAAGAATATCTACGTAAATATAATCTTAAAGAAATCAAGACTAACAATACCAGGACAGCATTAGAACAATGGAACTAGTAGATTTCATACACAGAAAAGATCTCCTCACTAAACAAGAATGTGAGGAGATTATTAATATATTCGAAGCAAATGATAAATATACATTTGAAGGATATATTGGTGGAGGAATAGATCATGACGTAAAAGAGTCTTCAGATTTTAATATTGCTCAAGAAAATCATAGTACAGTTAAAAGACTATATGAAGATAAGCTAGATGATGTTGTTGATAAAATGATTGATGAAATGTATAGATATATGGATAAGTTTCCCATATTTTTAAATACTACAGTTAATATTGATTCATATAATATTCAAAGATATCTTCCAGGTCAAGGTTTTAAAGCTTGGCACTATGAGTCAACATTAAAAATGATCAGATTATTTGTATGGATGATATATTTGAATGATGTAGAAGATGGTGGTACAGAGTTTATGTTTCAAAAACATATAGAACCAGCAGAACAAGGTAAGTTATTATTCTTCCCTGCTGATTGGACTCATACACATCGTGGACAAGTTAGTCAAACTAAGACTAAATATATTCTAACAGGATGGATATCTTTAACTAGTCAAGGATGAAAACATATCAACGAAGCAAAACTATTATATGGTTAGAAGACTTTGTTTATAACATTGTTATTAGAATAATGAGAGTAGCGATATGGGTAATTGATAAACAAAAACAAAGAAATGACAGAAATATATAACTATGTATTCCACTACAATCATCATGAAGAATTGTGGTGGGCTATTCCAAGAGAGAGTTATCTTGATTATTGGAATGGAGAGAAACATTCATGTTTGTTTGCATTATCTATGAAAGATTTAATAGAGATAATAGAAGACAAATGAACGTTCTAATTTATGATATCGAGACAATGCAGGAACTATTCCTAATACATGTCTACGATCCAAAAGAAGATGAACATTATGATTTCCTAATTAGTCAGTGGCAGAATAACTTTGATGCATTTGTAAAACTAATGCAAGATAAGCCAGACTATTATTGGGTGGGTTATAATAATCTTCGTTTTGATGCTCAAGTGGTAGAATGGGTAATACGTAATCATGATGATTGGCATGAGCTCGCAGGTCTAGAAATATGTGCTAAGATTGCACAGAAGGCTCAAGATGTTATTGAAGATGCTAATTATGAACAGTTCCCAGAATATCGTGAAGAGGATTTGTCGTTCAAACAGATAGATTTATTCAAGGTTAATCATTACGATAATAAAAATCGTATGGTTAGTCTGAAGAGACTAGAGTTTGAGATGGACCTTGAGAACATTGAGGAGATGCCTATACATCATACAAAGTGTAACATGACTCAAGAAGAGATAGATGTTACAATGA